AATTTTAAACATTATTATCGAATTTAATAATTCCTTAATAATTATAATTATTGTAGACTACTTAATTTGTCTTGCAATAACTATTATCATTTACATAAAATTTCAAACATTTTCATTATGGCCCATAGACCAGCACCCCGGTTCTATCCGGAATGGTACTATAAAGGTCAAAATCGTCTAGTAAGGGATGAATGTCCCCTGGACAACTCATTTTCAACACCATCTACATCATATACATCTTGCCTCTCGCAACCCAACCCATCGTATGCGGATTGCTTGGGTCAAGATGCGACCACGACTGAGTCAGCTCTTCATGTTATTCATCAGATTAACGAGGAAGTCGAAGATCGATGGATCAATATCGACTCCGTTGACCGAGATGAAATAGCTGACCAAATAACCAGCGTGGCTGACCAGCTCAACACAGCTCTAATGGACTTCCTCTCCTCAGAGGGAGCTCTTAATAACATCTTTGGACCTGTGGGAAGCTTGGTCACTACGATCACGAGCTCACTGATATCAATCACTTCTGCTGTTATCGGAGCTATATATATAGATAACAAAGCTATTCGTGTTTTACATATTGGAACAGTAGGTGTCAACTTATTGGCCCTAGTTCAGACTATTGTTGCGTATTTTAAGACGCATTCTTCGTTTAAATTCTGCGCTAAGGCAGCCACTGAAGCTGTGGCTTATGCCAAAGAAGAACTTAAGAAGCTCGTCATGCAAAAAGATGCTTCCAACCCCCAACCTAATGCTGGGGGGTGGCTGAAGCCAGCCATGACTGCTATCGTAACTGTCCTACTCGCTGGACTCTCCGGAATTAAATCTATAGGAACTTCTGGCGTGCTCAAATTTATGAGCTTCATAAGATCCATAGGACCCACCACTGATGTTACTAATAGGCTAGCCAAATGGGTAGCCGAAAAGACATGTGGTATTGACCTCTTTGGTGAACAAAGCCAGTCAGAAGACTATAAGAACTTTGTTCAACGTTGCACAGAACTTGCTACTATGAACACTAGTGAGTTCGTCATGGACGGTAAATTACTCTGTGAACTGAACACAGTAATAGCAAGAGCAATTCAGCTCTCATCCGTTCCTAAATCACGCGAGGAGTCTGAAAGCCTGCGTACGACTAGCCAGATACTTAGTAATGCCTTAGCTGTTTTGCATGAGAAGAAAGTGGTTATTAATTCCATTTTAGAAAACAGTGATCGGCAAGAAACAATTTGCCTACTTCTTGAAGGCCCTGGCGGTCATGGAAAATCACGAGGTGGTAAATATCTAGCTGCAGAAGTAGCTAAAGTTATGGGCTACTCTGAGAAACTCTATAATCTAGAGAAGGACGGAGACTTCTACCAACCATATGGTGGAGAGGATATAGCTCATATACAGGAAATTCTAAATACAAGAGTCATGGAAGACACGTTCATAACCATGGCCAACAAAATAATTTCAGGAGATCATGTCAACTTGGAAGGGGCAGCTCTTGGAGCTAAAGTACAGCCCTGCCGAATAAAGTTAGTAGTCGCTACTACTAATAATGACACTCCTGACTTAGCGCGCAGACTACATGCTAAGGCTGTCGAAGCCTTTTGGTCTCGAGTTGTGCGCGTTAAAATCTTCGATCCTAATTATCAAGGTAGAAAGGGACAAGAAAACGCACATAGAAAACCCGATTATTCACACTTGCAAGTTAAGGTATGCACCACAAGTGCCGCTCAGCCAGCTCCAGAGGATTGGGTTGATTGCACCTTCAATGCTCTGAAGTACACTACTCTTAACATGATAATTTCTAAAGAATTACAATTTATGACTAGCAACAAAGAACTACTTCTCACACGCTACAAGATAACTGAGGATCGTTATGCACAACGACTTTCCCAGTTGAGGAAGTTGCAGTCTATATACTCACCAGCTCCTGCTAAGCAAAGCAAAGGCAAAGCCTTCTTTGTTGTTCGTATCCAGGGCAATGCAGGAACTTTTAAGACTTCATTGATGACACAAATGGCGGAGACTTATGCCAATATTTTTGGCTATAATATCTATGCTCTAAAAGGATGTGCCATTGGCTACCCTGAATCTAATTACGATGAGGTCCCTAAGTTGGGTATACATCTTATTGATGATGTTCTCGACTCTGAGGAATATGAAAAGTATCTCACCTGGATTAACAAGGGAGATGCTAGAAACATATATATAATTGCAACTAATACTATAATTCAGAAGGAATCCTTGTGGTGTTTCCAAAGATGCGGACCATTCAGCGTACAACCAGCATATGTGCTTAATTCAAACTGTTCCTCCGGCATATGTCGTCGTATAGGATTAGACTCCAATGTGAAATACAATGGGGAACTAATTATTAATGACCTCGCGACCCAACATACAATAAATGCTTTGGGATCTGGTTCCTACAAAATCCATAATAAAATAAAACCACAAATGGACACTGTCAATTATATCTATGATCAGTACAAGCTTTACATTGAAACCATTACTGGCTTTGTTAAAGAAAGACAGTATTATACCGGTACTGCGGAATTTGGCCTAGAATTTTCAGCCCCCTCTCTGGAGGTACTTAAGAAAATTCTCACATCAAGAACAGCTGCTTTCCAGGCATATACCCATAGTTATAAGGGTAGCACTCTTCGCTTATCACCAGAAGTAACCAAAAAACTATCTGACGTTCGCATAGCAGACTCTTTCTTAGTCAAGCATGACATAGAAAATTCTAGCCTTATGGAAACTTTGGAAGCTATGGCTGTTCAGTTCACCAAGGTGGTTCCACACGAGAATATCCGTATGACTATTGGTAAAAACGTCTTTGCTCTAGTCCGTAACACAATGTACATTGGGGATGAGCTCGAACGAAATGATGAAGTTGAGCTTCTTCCTTCTGGATTGATCTATACATTCCAGGGAATTAAATACGTTGTGTCTTGGGAGGACTATGTTGCTTGGGAAAGGAACAAGGAGTTTAGGACTACTATTAATAGGGTCCCAGCTCATATTTTCTCTAGTATAAAAATAGCTCTAATGACGACAGCTCCACCCCCGATTCTGGAGTGGCATCGCCAGCAATTTGACAATAAGAAGTCCATTGAAGGCTTATTAAACAAGTCTAAATACAAAGCTATTCTAAACCATCCACTTCTTAAGATCGTAGGAGGACTTGTCTTGGTCTCAGGACTCGCGGCAGTTGGAGTCGGAATCTACAAGATTGTAAAGACCGCTTCAGTTGAAGCTAAGAAGAATAGCCATGATGAAGAAGAAGGCATTGAGCATCTAACATCCAAAATGCGAGCGGCTATGTACAAGGACAATACCAAGGCTGAAATCCAAGCTGTGCGACGGCAAGCTGAAGCAGAAGGTTTATCTGAAAAACTTAATGATTGGGAATACAAATGGAGAACAAATTCAGCAAATATTAACCAACTATATACCATTGACCAACAAGCAGTTAAAGAGAATATTCAATTATCCATCATGCAAAGAGATTTTGAACTCTTTAAGTCTCTATATAAAACGGATCCCATAGCGGTATTTAACGCACTTATCCCAGGGAAGCAAACATTGCCTTCTGATTTGCCTCATCCCAAATTGTCTCTACTTGATGTTCAAACAAAGAAAATTCTGAGGAACTATGCCTATATCAGCAACGCTGAGGGCAGCAATTTAGCACTCGCTATCATGGGTAGAAAATTTGTGACCGTAGCTCATACAACCAGAGCCGTAGGAGACATCTCTACCATATCCTTTGAGCTCAATGGTAATCCCATAAGTTCATTGGCTAGGTGTATCTTTTTGAACCGCCCACGCGATCTTGCTTGCTATGAGATTATGGATAAAGCTATACCTGAATTTCCTTCCTTGGTTAGCATGTTCACTACACAGGACCAATACGCGTATATCCAATGTGGCACCATCATTAAAAGAGATGGCAATTACCATACTTCCACTATGAATTATTACCCTAGGTTGGCGGTTAAACTCATAGATCACAAAGACAAAGAGAAACGCTTATGGGAGTGTGATGAGAAAGTGATAACGTGCTCCACAATGGGATTGCCCACTCCATCAGTTCTCTCTAGTGGAGATTGTGGTACTGTGATTATGGGATACGTTAAAGGCGAGTACAAAATTTTAGGCCTTCATAATGGCGTGCAGATTGATCTAACATACTTTTCATCAATCGATCTAGATGACATTAGACTACTATCTAAAGGGCCTATTGCTCAACCAAATAGCGTACGCGAAGATAACGTTTTCAAACATCCAAAGACTGGACAGCAAATGATCTTAGATCCTTATATGATCAAGAAGTTCACAGAACCTAGCAACTGGGGTCGATCACGCTACCAAAAAGTAGGAACCCCCATTAACATTTACGGTTTCAATCGAGGACTTAAACTATACTCGAAGCCCGAATCAAAGATGGCTTATCGCCCTGTTCCGGATACAAAACTTGTATGCGACTACTTGCCAGCCGCAACAACTCTAAAGTTCGTCACAGATTATTCTGAACTCGTTAAAGACGATAATGGTCATCCTGATCCTTTATGGACTCAGTGTATGAATTTTTCAATGAAGCACCCTAATCTTAATAATTATGATTCAGATACATACATTCACGCCAAGCAATTAATGGTTCAAAAGATGCTGGAAGATTTTGGAGAACCTACACAATTCAACCTCACCCAGATTGTTAATGGTAGGGGAAAAGCTAAGGGCCTAACTTGGAACTCATCCGCGGGCCTCAAAATGAAGATCAAGTATAACATTCACACAAAAAGACCTGACCACGATCCTAACATTCTTTTCTATGAGTCAGCCCCTGGTCATTTCAAAATCAACACACAGAGCGAGCCAGGTAAAGATCTTCTCCAGGACTATCAAATGAAAAACGATGCTATAAAACGAGGCATTCCTATCTGCATTGTAGTTAAAGACAATGCGAAAGTTGAGCTAATCGAAAAAGAGAAAGCTCAAAAAGGGAAGGTTAGGCTTTTTAGCGAATTGGATCTGGCCGATAACATGGTTATCAAGCATTGGTTTGGATATCTACAAGATATCGGTCATCAGCGTCATCTTAAGAACGATTGGATGATAGGCTATAATCCTTACACTGACGCAACTGTTATAATGATGCGAATGGCTTCGAAGCCAGGCAAGGTAATTTCTTCTGACTGTAAACGTCTTGATAAGACCATAACTGGTATGCTTATTGAGGACTTCGTCTATGCTACACAATCAACACAGAAGGAATCAATCCGTAAGGCCTTAGCAGACTCTTTAAAGAATACTATCCACATTGTAGATGGCTCAGTCTTCCTGCTATCAGGAGGTAATGAGTCAGGTTCTTTTATTACTATCACCTTAAACTGTTACGTATTGGACTTCATAGTATGTTACGCTATATCTGCTAGAATGAAAGAGATGGGACTATTAAAGCCCTCTCTTTCTCAAATTAGAGCAGCTCACGAGAAGGTTATTCTAGGTGACGACATGTTATTGAAGTGTGACGACAAGTTAGGTATCACTTATGACTATTTGGAAAAAGTGGCGGGTAGCTTTAACATACACCTCACCCCCGCAAAAACTGAAACAGAGTACTCTTTCTGCTCTCGCGATTTTGTTCAAGATATCATGAATCCACTTATATGTTTACCCAAATTAAAGAAGGAAAGCATAATAGCTTCCCTATTCTACTTTAAGCGCTTTGACGCCGAAACTGTTATGAGTAACTGCATATCAGCATTGGGTGAAGCGGCCTTTTGGGACAGTGATTTCTTCCGTGAGGTTGAGAAGGTTGTCCAGTTCCGTATGAAGGAAATAGGAAAACCTAGAGAGTTGGATTATTATCCACAAGACATTTACGTCTCTTTTTTCCGTGATTTCATTATGGGAGATCACGTGTCGCCATTATTACAGGCTTTGGCGGAGCCTAGTGCTCATAAAATCTTAAAGAATTCAAAAGCTAGTGAAGACTTTCTTCTGAAATACCCAAATTTTAAAATGTCTAAATCGTGGCTCAACGAATATGCCCAAAACAACATGCTCAATGTGCACACCGTGTACGACTCAACCGGTAGTCCTGATCGTCCAGAATGGACGTGTACTCTATCAATCAGTAATCGCCTCCATGAACGAAAGCATACTAGTAAGGGTACAGCCACGACCAAATCCCAAGCTAAGAAAATAGCTTGTGATGAAATGCATGCTCAAATTAATAATGAAACTTCTGAACGTTACCAACTGGTTTGTGTGGATTGGATTAAGGATAGCCGTATTGTACTAATGGATAAAACGGTTCAGACACTAGCCCATCGAATAAAGTCGCTGGGCTTTGACCCACCAGAAGTTATCCTCAATTTTGAGGAGATGTGTCCAGACGAACTTGACGAAGAATCCGATTCTATCATTAGCGCAGCACCTACTATTGAGGAAGTTGGAACAAAGAATACTGGACCTGGAGAACAACCAGTCTCTCCTGCTATGTACAATCAAGCTGCTCAAGCAACCATGAGTGCAGCAGCAGTCACTCTTCCCAACGCACAACCCACGCAGATGGCCCCCGCAATTACTACAGAAACAAATCCAGTGAATGCTTCACTCGAATTGGCACCTCGTACCACGCTGAATCCAATGGGAGCACCTAATATGGCAGGCTGTGGTGGCATTACAATGGACATGAAACAACTGATCTATTCTAACTTTATCGATTGTGACAAGGAAATTATCATACCAGCTGATGCTGCTGCGGGCACTGTGGCCGCAATTATTGACTACGGCCCTGAGTCTGAATACATGAATGATTACGTCAAAGCTTATGCAAGAAATCACACGCGTTACACAGGAGCAGTTGAGTACCGAATATCTGGCATGGGAAATGGAATTTACTCAGGTGCAGCTATGATCGCTTGGCTTCCCAAGAGACCGACTACTAACATTGTTTCTATTGCAGACTGTATGCTATACGCCTATTCTAGCCACGGACTAAATGGTTCTTGGAATATAATTCATGCTCTGCATGATGCTAGAAAACATGGCTTCTATCGTGAGATAGGAGAGGAAGGAGACAAGCCTTGTCTGGTTATAGTCCTTCAAGTATCTATACAGAACCCTCTTAAAGAAGACGCACAGGTCCGTATCCGTGTAGCTAGTAAGCTACAAGGATCAGACGGAGCCAATCCTTTTATATTCTTTGCTCCTACCATCGGCCCTCAAGTACCTCCTCAGCTTCGTTTGATGTCTAACGTAAAACTCCCCGTTTCCGAGGTCGCTCTAGAAGCACTCTTCCCCGAGTTTCTAAATTTGGATCACACTATATATATGGATGGTAACCGTTACACCACCAATGTAGCTCGTGAACCAGGAGTATTTTATCCCCCTTTTTGTGTTAATCGCGTCGGTGCGTCTGGTTTGGGTACTAATTACCCCAATCAAACTGAACCTTTGGCTTCGTTTTCAAGACCTTGTTATGGCAATGCTGGATGGTCCGGAGATCGCCCTCGTCTCGTCCAATCCTGGCCAAATCTGGCAGTTGAGTGGGGTTCTGTTAAGAAAGCTTGCCTATTTGTAGAAGTAATCACTACCGTCCCTTACAATGACTTGGCACGCATATTGGCAAACGGCCCAGTTAGAGCATACCGAGGAGGAGAACGAGTGTATGCAGAGAACTCTAATGACATAGATGAACAACAATGGGATAGGATTGGTAACCTTGAGTATTGGGGGGTTAAAGACGAAATTGTCGCCATAACCAGCAGCGACCTAAAGAGAAGGCTTACTGACATTGACGGTATGATGTTCGGAACCAGAGCGCAATATAAGATCATTACAAACAAGGGTACAATTTATCTAGTCCTCCTCTATGTACGTAGTGATGAAAGAACTTTCCCAGATTCGTACATGCGCCGGGAGCAAGCTAGTGCTAACTTTGCCCTCTTTAAGTCTATTCCGATTCCAACAGCAATAGCAGACAACTTTGCCCTTGTTTCGCAAACTCCTATTCTTCCTACGGGTTACAGAGCCCTTCGTATCACTGACATACCGGCTTCTTCCATTACGTGGGCTGATTCCTCAGCTCCTACAGCTACAGACACACCTTCCGTCATTCGCTACTTCGAAGGGAAGTGTCCCCCAAATCAAGTATTGCAGTTCCAGTTGGTACATGTCGTTAACAGCCGTCCAGTAGCAACCGTCCGCTATCTCCCCCTCCATCGAATGTTTGTAATTAACGTTCCAAATAGTGGCATCCTCTACAAGCTCATGCCATGGAGACCAGCAGAACTTATGATTTCAGGTGTAGCTACTGTCGAACCTACAAATGACTTTCCATCTACTGATACTACAGAATGGCTATCAAGACAAGCCCCATCTTTCATATCAGACTCAGCCAGTTTTAATGGGAAATTTGTTTCTATGACTCTTGAAGAGGAAGCTACTCCCCAAGCTGCCTTTCTAACAGCAATGGGTGGCGGAATGCTATCTGGCATGGGACAAGCTATGACAGATGCGGCCAATCGCAAACATCAGATGGCCATGAAGGATATGGACTATGATTTTTCCCGAGAGATGTTTGGGAAGAATTCTGAACAACAACTGCTTTTACAAGCAAACCAATTTGACTTTAATTCTAAAATGCAAGAGAGTAACTTTGGATTTCAAAAAGAAATGCAAGGAAACAAATTTATCCAAGAAAAATATTTGCAGCAATCTGACTACGAGAACAAGCTGGCGATGAGAGGTATCATCGCCCCTTCAAATATAGGAATTGGAGGAAGAGGGAACCCAGTTATGGGCTCGGGTTCTTCTTTCGTATAAATATCTGGCAACAAATTTAGACGTGGCGCTTTAGCATATGTGGCAGGGTGATGAGCCAGGCAGCAAGCTAAGTAAGACTAACCCGTCGGTTTCACTATGTAGTAAGGTGAGACTCATTTTCAACATCCTACGAGAATTTTTGAATCGTTTAACTATCACTTTTATCCGCTTTTTTGTTTTTAGTTAAGAATAAGTAGAACCCA